CCCGGATTTAACGAAGACGGGTATGTAATGGGGGCGTTGTAATGAAAGTAGGTTCTCTAGGCGATATCGTCTTTGAAGTTAGAGACGATAAAATAATTACTCCACGTAATGTGAAATGGACTGATACAGCAAATTTCGCAGAGCATTCACGTCATTGCAGTACAACGCTAGTGGAATATGTTGGTGACAAGCCTGACACAATCACGCTATTATTAAAACTTTCCGACTATCTTGGTGTTAAGACGATGGAGCAACTGAAAAAACTAAAAGCGTACAAACGCTCCGGAAAAACACTGCGCCTTATCCTTGGCAAGAAACCCTATGGTCGCTGGAAATGGGTAATTACCAAAATTAGCGTTTCCATGGAATACTCAGACAAACGCGGAAATCTCACACAGGCTGATGTGCAGATATCCCTAAAGGAATACATCAAGAGGTGATGGAATGGCAATATACAAGGTATCATTGACTGATGACAACTTCACACTCCAAGAGAGCAATGAAGTGCAGTCTATCTTACAGAACATCGCACTCATTCTCAGAACTAGGAAGGGAACTGTTCCGATGTCCCGCGACTTTGGTCTAGCTCAAGAATTCCTTGATAAGCCAATAGACATAGCCGAAAGTCTCGCTTTCTCGGAGATCATGGATGCTATTGAAGAATATGAACCCCGGGCAAAGCTGAACGATGTGACATTCCGCGCAGCCGAAAATGGTGCGATCATTATTGACGTGGAGGTGAATATCGAAAAATGAGTAGAGGATTAAGTTACAACTTCGTGGAAACCGATAGCTCAGCTATTGAAGCTCAGATGACAGCAAGCTATGAGGAAAAGACAGGACGCACATTACAACCTGGCGACCCAGATCGTATATTTATCTCATGGATAGCTGGTATCATAACACAGGAACGTGTGCTTATCAACTACGCAGGCAATCAGAATCTGCCAAGCAGTGCCATGGGCGACAACCTAGACGCTATCGGGAAATTCCTATACAACACTGAACGAAAGGAAGCCCAAGCAGCCGTATGCAGTGTTAAGATAATAATATCCACACCGCCGGAATCAGCAATAATAATTCCGGCCGGAACTCGAATATCCGATATCAGTAAAGCACTTACATGGCAAACGGTTGAAGAAAGCATTATCCCCATAGGTGAAATTGAAATAACAGTAAAAGCAGAATGCCAAACTGTCGGCTCTACCGGAAACGGCTACGCTCCTGGGCAAATAAACACATTGCTTGACGTAGACAATATCCCATATCTAAAATTAATCGAAAACACAGATATGACAAATGGTGGGGCTGAACGCGAAACAGATGATCAGTATTTCGAACGTATGAGGAAATCGCTAAATGCTTACAGTACTGCTGGTCCAAGAGGTGCTTATGAATACTGGGCTAAGTCAGTATCAACTCACATCGCTGATGTGGCCGTAGTGCAACCTACGGAGATTAGCAAAGCAGGACATGTCTACATATACGCTC